GAATGCCGCGGTGTGATTCCTGCGGGGTCGTCTCATCGTCTTCTGCTCCTAGGAGCGCCTTGCGGCGCCCATGATTAAAGCAGAGTTCCCACTTACGACACTGTCCGATTATCCGTGGCCCGCTCTGAGCCTGCTGGCCAATCACGTGCAGATCACGGGGCTGTATCACCAGTGCCAGGCCCGGCATGACGCACTTTCCAAATGGGCTGTCGACTCTGCGTCGGGGGCTGTTCCAAATGACCACAAACGAGATCGGGAGCCATGAGCACAACGGACGATGTAGCGCAACCCATGAACACAAAAATGATGTCGGATATCGGCGAGATCAAGGGGCTGCTGACCGGTGTCAGCGAGATGATGCGCCATCAGCATGAGAACGTGAATCGTCGCATCGACGATATGCAGCGCGCCAACACCACGATGCACGCGTCGACCAACTCACGGCTGGATGATCTGACCACTGGCATCGGCAAACGTCTGGATGCACAGGAGTCTGATCTGCGGGATATCGCGCGCAAGGCTGACGAAGCGGTGAATCAGGCGACGGATACGGCGGCGCGGCTGGACAGCGCTGGTGAGCGGATCGCACGCCGCGCGGGGATCTCGGGCGGCGCGTCCGGCGGCGTGATCGCTGCCGGTATCGAGGTCGTCAAATACCTGCTGCAACACTGATCCGATGGCGCACGAACGGATGAAGCGGTCGGCGTTGCGGCGGTCTTATGTGATCGACCGGCAGCCGCTGACGGCGGCGGCGCTGAGCGTGGGGGTGAGTTATTCCACCGCGCGCACCTGGAAAGCGGACTCCGCCCATCGCGGCGACGACTGGGATCGTGCGCGGCTGGCCGAGCAGGTGAGCGACGGTGGCGTGCAGGAGCTGACGCGGATCGTGCTGGCGGAGTTCGTGCCGCTGTTCAAGTCGACCATCGGCGAGCTGCGCGATTGCACGCTGAGCGCCGGTCAGAAAGCCGAGGCGATATCACGACTCAGTGACGCCTATACCAAGACGGTGAAAGCCAGCGGCGCGGTGGACCCGACTATTGCGCGGCTGGGCTGGGCGATGGACGTGCTGCGGCTGCTGGCGGACTTCGTGACTGAGCAGTTTCCGCAGCATCAGGCGGCGTTGCTGGAGATCATCGAGCCGTTCGGGCAGCGGTTGGCCGAGCAGTTTGGAAAATGAAGCTGCCGCGGCTGACCCGACGTGACTTCCTGCGCGAGCTGGGTGAGTTCAGTGCGCAGCAGCGCGCGGCGATCGAGGCGGCGGTGGATGGCTTTGCGCCCAGCGAGGCGGCGCGGCAGGAACGGGTGGCCCGCTCACAGGCCGATTATGCGTTCTTCAAACGCACCTATTTCCCGCATTACTGCACCCAGCCCAACTCGGTGCTGCATGACTTTCTGGATGCGCGGCTGCCGGAGATCGTGGACTCGCCACGCGGCGAGCACGACGCCATTGCCGCGCCGCGCGGCGAGGCCAAGAGCACCAACGTCTCGCTCATTTTCCTGATCTGGTGCCTGGTCACCGGCCGCAAGCATTTCCCGGTCATTATCATGGACGCCTCTGAGTTGGCGGCGACGATGCTGGAATCGGTGAAAGCCGAGCTGGAAGCCAATGCGCGGTTGCTGATGGATTACCCGCAGACCACCGGCGCCGGCCGGGTCTGGCAGGCCGGGGTGATTGTGACGCCGGATAATCGCAAGGTGCAGTCCTTTGGTTCCGGCAAGCGCATGCGCGGCTTGCGGCATGGCCCGCATCGGCCCGATCTGGCGATCTGCGACGATCTGGAAAACGACGAGAACGTGCGCAGCCCGGAGCAGCGCGACAAGCTGCAAAACTGGCTAACGCGCACGGTGCTGCAGCTGGGCGCGGCCGAGGGCACGATGGATGTGATCGTGATCGGCACGGTGCTGCATTACGACTCGCTGCTGTCGCGGCTGCTGCATAACCCGCTGTGGCGTTCGAAGCGCTTCCAGGCGGTGATTCAGTGGCCCGACGATATGGCGTGCTGGGATCGCTGGGAGGAAGTGCTGCTGCAAGAAGGGCTGGATGCGGCGATGGCGTTCTATGCCACGCGTCAGGTGCAGATGGATGCCGGCAGTCAGGTGAGCTGGCCGGCGGCGCGGCCCATCATGCAGCTGATGCTGATCCGCGCCCGTGACGGACATTCCGCTTTCGATTCCGAGTATCAGAACGATCCGGTGTCGGGCGACGATGCGCCGTTTGCGGCCTGCATCAACTTCTGGGTGGAGCGCGACGCCGGCTGGGTGTTCTACGGCGCCTGCGATCCGAGCCTGGGCAAGCGTGGCGCCAGTCGCGACCCCAGCGCCATCCTGATCGGCGGCGTTAACCGCAAGCGCAACCTGGTGACGCTGGATGTGGTGGAAGCGCGGATCGCCAAGCGTCTGCCCGACCGGATCATCGAGGACATCATCGCGCTACAGGCCGAGTATCACTGTCTCGCCTGGGCGTTCGAGGCGGTGCAGTTCCAGGAGTTCATGCGTCAGGAGTTGGTGCGCCGATCCGCCGCGCGCGGGATTCCGGTACCGGCTCGGCCGGTGACGCCGCATGCGGACAAGACGCTGCGCATCGAGAGCCTGCAGCCGCACATGGCCAATGGCTTGATCCGCGTGCATTCCAGCCAGCGCGCGCTGATCGAGCAGCTGCGCCATTTTCCCAAAGCAGACCACGACGACGGCCCGGATGCGCTGCACATGCTGTGGACGCTGGCCCAGCGCGGCCGCGGCGGTGCGGCCGGTCTGCGCATCGGCAACCGTCCAGCGGTGGACAAGCTGCTGGCCGGCTACGGAGACTGATATGAGTGATGACCTGATACGCCTGCAAGGCACCCCGACGCCCGGCGAGATTGCCGGTCGCAATACCGATCCGCGTTTCTTTGCGGCCATCTCCATCCTGCCCAATCCGGACCCGATCCTGCGCCGCTCAGGCCGCAGCGAGGACGTGTTCAGCGCGATCCAGAGCGACGCGCATGTGATCGGCGAGCTGCGTTCGATCCAGGCCGATCTGCTGCGCTATACGCATACCTTGACGTCCGGCGGCGACAAGCGGGTGGATCGGCGCGCGTTCGATCTGTGCCAGGGCTTTCTTGATCGTTCGCCAGCGCCTTATACGGCGTGGCCCGACGTGTTCTGGAACATCGCCCAGAGCACATTTCGTGGGCTTTCGGTGCAGGAGATCGTGTGGGAAAAGCAGGGTGACTTATTCCTGCCCGAGCGGATTTTGGATCGACCGAAGCGACGCTTCCACTTTAACGGTTTCGGCGAGTTGCGCGTGCTGACGCGTGACGATCCGTTATTCGGGCTGCCGGCGGAGGAACTATATTTTCTGGTCGATCGGCACATGGCCAGCTACGACCAACCCTATGGCATTTCGTTGTTCTCGTCGTGCTTCTGGCCGTATACGTTCAAGCATGCCGGCTTCCGATGGTTTGTGAAATTCTGCGAGCGTTTCGGCATTCCGTTTCCGGTCGGCAAGTATCCGGTGGGCGCGAGCAAGGAGACCATCGACGCGCTGGAAGCGGCGCTGGAGAACCTGGTGGAGGCCGGTTATGCGGCGCTGGAAGACGGCAGCGACATCGAGCTGAAAGAGGTTGGCATCAGCGGCCGCAGCCAGCTGCAGCAGAAGGTGCTGATCGATACCTGCAACGCCGAAATGAGCAAGGCGCTGACCAGCCAGACGCTGGCCACCGAGCAAACCGGACAGGGCGGCGGCTCGCGTGCCGCCAGCCAGACCCATGCCGAGCGCGGCGGCAATGTGAATCAGGGCATCATCCAGCGCGTGGCGCGCACGCTGGATCATCTGTGGGCGCTGATCACGCGGGTGAATCTTGGGCCGGATGCGGTGCCGCCGACCAGCGATTTTGTGGGCGATAACGAGGCCACCACCGACCGCGCCAATGTCTACAAGATTTTCATCGACGCCGGCGGCGCACCCAGCCGCAAGGCGATGGCGGAGGATCTTGGCATCACGCTGGCCAATCCGAAAGACCCGAACGACGCGCTGCATGCGCCAGCCCCCGTACCGCCGCTACCCGGCACCGGCGTTCAATTCTCCGCCGCCGATCAATTCCCGGATCAGACCGCGCTGGACGCGGCGATCGATGCCATCGGCAACGAAGATCAATCGACGCTGATGGCGCCGATTCTGCAGCCGGTGTTGGAGATGGCGCGCCGCGATCCGACCACGCTGCTGGCCACGCTGGGCGAGGCGTATCCGAAGATGGACCCGGCGCGGTTGGTGGATACGATGACGCGGCTGCTGTTTGTCGCGGACACTTGGGGACGGCTGATCGCTAATCAGGAAGCGGACGATGCCGGCAACGCCTGATCTCGGCTATGCCTTCAAGCTGCAGCCGAAGGCGGCGATCGAATATTTCGAGTCCCTCGGCCACAAAATCACCTGGGATTGGCGCGAGACCGCAGACGCGATGCGTGGGCGGGCGTTTGCGGCTTCAAATTCGGCACGGCTCGATATTCTCAAGGATCTGCGGTCGGGCTTGGATTCGGCGCTGAAAGACGGCACCACCGAGGCCGATTTCGTCAAGAAGCTGACGCCGATCTTGCAGGCGAAAGGCTGGTGGGGAACACAAGTCGCGGTGGATGCGGCGGGCGGAGCGCAACGGATTCATCTGGGCAGCCCGGCGCGGCTGAAGATGATTTATCGCACCAATGTGCAGTCCGCGATGATGGCGGGGCGCTGGCGGCAGTTTATGGCGAATGTCGATTACCAGCCTTATTTCCAGTATCTGGCTGTGATGGATTCACGCACGCGCCACACCCATGCGGCCATGAACGGGAGGATCTTCCGCTACGACGATCCGATCTGGCAGACCCACTGGCCACCGTGGGCCTGTAACTGTCGCTGCCGGGTGCGGGCGCTGTCGGAATCCGGCGTTAAGCGCTCCGGCCGAGAAGTGGAATCCAGCGCCGGGCATCTGCATACCGTGATGCAGCCCTACGGGGTGGATCAACGCACCGGAGAGATCATCGAGCGGCCGGGCACCGTACTGCGCACCATCGGCCATGACGGCAAGCCGGTGGATATCGGGCCTGCGCCAGGCTTTGGGTTCAATCCCGGTGGCGGTGATCCGTTTGACCCGATCGGATCGTTGCCGGATCTGCCTGCCGATGCTGCAAAGCCCGCAGGGATCGCCGCGACCGCTCGGTTCATGCCAGGTCAACCGACCTGGCATGACATGAACCTGCCTGATCTGCGAGCCGTGCCCGACAGCCAGCGTCTGGCCGCGCCCAAGCTGCTGCCTGCCCAGCCCGATGTGGAATCTGCGTTTACCTTGATTGCCCACGAGTTCGGTGTTTCACCAGACTCTCCGACTCGACTCGTCCAAACGCCGATTGAGACGGTTCCGATCCAGTACGACCTGCTTCGTCATTCAGTGGAAAAACGTGATGCCGCACGTGAGCGCTATGCACGATACGTAATGCCGACGCTGGTAAGCCCCTTTGAAATCTGGGCCACGCAATACGATGACGGCAGCCTGAGGCGCCGGTACATCGGCCTGTTTCAGGGCCGCTCGGATCTTCTGGTGGTGGTGCGCGTCAACGCTGACGGCGCAGTGGTCTGGAACATCATCAATGCCGATGATCGCCGCCTGAACAAGCAGCGCACAGGCGCATTGATCTGGAACCAACAGATAGATTCTTGGAAATGAAAGGGGGAATGACAGGCCGGGCGTCTCGTCTCGAAATGGAGAGTCAGCTCCACCAAGACCCTTCACGAGGTTATGCCCTGACTGGCACCACGATCTCGACCCGGCCTGCTGACACCGATTTTACACCATTCAAATCGGCTTCAAATACCTCTTTGATGTCTATCAACAACGGCATGGAATACAACTGATGATCGATCTTACCGTCACCATCGACAATGCCGAGATCAATCAACGTCTCGGCGATCTGGCTCTCAAGCTGGAAGATCTGTCGCCTGTCATGCGACCTATTGCCGCCGAGTTGTTGTCAGGCATGAAGCAGGCCTTCGTCGATGAAGCAGATCCGAAGACCGGAACGCCCTGGCAACGTCTGGCTGACTCGACCATTAAACAGCGCACCAAGCTGGGGTACTGGCCCGGTAAAAAACTCCAGCGCACAGGCCGCCTTGTCTCCAGCCTGGTTTCCGATTCAGGCCCCACATTCGCCATAGCCGGCACCAACCTGGTTTATGCCACCACCCAGAACTTTGGCGCCAACAAGGGTCAATTCGGCACCACGAAACACGGCTCGCCTGTCCCATGGGGAGACATCCCGCCGCGACGATTCGCCGAGATATCACCAGCAACAACTTCCACAGTGCTCGACCTGATCTACCAGTTCCTCACATAATTATTCTCAACTCTGTGGAGAATTCCAGGCCATTTTTAGCCAGCATTTCAGCCTTCCACCCGCCAAAGCATCCAATTCGCGCAGTTTCACTCTTTTAATTCGCATCCATTTAACCCATTGTCCAGACGTTATTTATTCTCAATTTCGGCTTATTTTCTGTTCCTCATTCCTATCATCCCCCACCAGGTCACGGGGGTAACAGCCTGACCAATAGGCCTACGCGGCAGTGAACAACCACCCAAACCGATCCCTCCGGGGCAATTCTTTCTGAGCTGCCTACGCGGCAGTGAACGCAAGCCACGAACGCGGTCCAGCTCGCACCATTTTCTGAGCTACCTGCGCGGCAGCGAACGAGGTTAGCCTCACAAAATCACAGCCTTGGGTTTTCTGAGCTACCTGCGCGGCAACGAACGTTGGCTCGTGTCCAGCCGCCTGACATCTGCATTTCTGAGCTACCTGCGCGGCAGCGAACGCAATGCAGTTCTCGACTCCGCGCACGTCAACTTTCTGAGCTACCTGCGCGGCAGCGAACAAACTCGACCTGCGCGACCGTCAAGGCAGATATTTCTGAGCTACCTGCGCGGCAGCGAACATCTTGAACTTCATTTTTTCTTGGTCCGGCGATTTCTGAGCTACCTGCGCGGCAGCGAACCTGAACCTCTACATTTCGCGCTCGGCGGACTCTTTCTGAGCTACCTGCGCGGCAGCGAACGCTCCAGCCGTGATGCGACCCACGGATGCGTCTTTCTGAGCTACCTGCGCGGCAGCGAACCTGCGGTGTTGCTTGCATCATCATATCCTCGTTTTCTGAGCTACCTGCGCGGCAGCGAACATCTGCGCCGCCAGCTCGACAGCGAAGGCGCTTTTCTGAGCTACCTGCGCGGCAGCGAACGCGCATTTTGTGTCTCCTGCCCCTAAATCGGTTTTCTGAGCTACCTGCGCGGCAGCGAACGCGACCCAGACCTGCACTCTGCGGTTCCAGGTTTTCTGAGCTACCTGCGCGGCAGCGAACGAGATGATTGATGAATTGATGCTGATACCGAATTTCTGAGCTACCTGCGCGGCAGCGAACGGGATGGTTAGGCATGCGCACGGCACGCTTCGTTTCTGAGCTACCTGCGCGGCAGCGAACTTGAGGCGCATGACGCGATGTTAGACCTGCGATTTCTGAGCTACCTGCGCGGCAGCGAACTACTAGCAGCTCAGGTCGAGGACAAGCTGGTTTTTCTGAGCTACCTGCGCGGCAGCGAACAAATAACGTCTTCCAGCCTCGCCACCCATTCCTTTCTGAGCTACCTGCGCGGCAGCGAACATGTGAATGTCAATACGGAAATGCCCCCGCTATTTTCTGAGCTACCTGCGCGGCAGCGAACGTGAGGCTGCTGGTCTCACGCAGCGCGATGCATTTTCTGAGCTACCTGCGCGGCAGCGAACCGCCCGGATGTACTCCGGGCGCGGATCGTGGTTTTCTGAGCTACCTGCGCGGCAGCGAACGCGTGCGGCGTGGTTGGCGGCACAGAGCTACTTTTCTGAGCTACCTGCGCGGCAGCGAACATCCTGCTCACACGCGCGCAAGCAGAGCGTGCTTTCTGAGCTACCTGCGCGGCAGCGAACCGAAATTGTGCTCGAGCGCAAAGCCCGGGGGTTTTCTGAGCTACCTGCGCGGCAGCGAACCGCGGAAATACGCAATCGGTGCAAAAGTGAGCTTTCTGAGCTACCTGCGCGGCAGCGAACGCGGACACGGCCCTCGGTACCCGGATCGACACTTTCTGAGCTACCTGCGCGGCAGCGAACAATCCGATGACGCAATTGCATCAAAGTGAGATTTTCTGAGCTACCTGCGCGGCAGCGAACCCGATCGCGGCAGTGTTTGCGGTGATTGAGCTTTTCTGAGCTACCTGCGCGGCAGCGAACAGGCCCGCGTCCGGCGTCTGCACCGGCTCGTTTTTCTGAGCTACCTGCGCGGCAGCGAACGCGGCGACCGGCACGGCGACGGCGGAGCGGCTTTTCTGAGCTACCTGCGCGGCAGCGAACGTCGCGCAGTCCACCCCCAGGCCCTTGACACATTTCTGAGCTACCTGCGCGGCAGCGAACGATCGGACTGGCTGCTGGGTACCATCTATAACTTTCTGAGCTACCTGCGCGGCAGCGAACGTCGCAGCATCGATTGATGTGATTTCGACGGCTTTCTGAGCTACCTGCGCGGCAGCGAACTTTTTTCTACAACTGGCGGCTCCGTCGAATTCTTTCTGAGCTACCTGCGCGGCAGCGAACGCTCCAGCCGTGATGCGACCCACGGATGCGTCTTTCTGAGCTACCTGCGCGGCAGCGAACCTGCGGTGTTGCTTGCATCATCATATCCTCGTTTTCTGAGCTACCTGCGCGGCAGCGAACATCTGCGCCGCCAGCTCGACAGCGAAGGCGCTTTTCTGAGCTACCTGCGCGGCAGCGAACTAGACGCTTCGAGCGTCTGGTCATTGGGGATTATGACGCAAGGCGCAAAAAGAGGCGCTCGCCCCTTTCTAACGGAGCAAGCGCAAGGTGCTGATTTTCAAAGAGCGTACTGATGTGGCGGGAAAAGGGTCAGAACCACGGAATCGTTGTGGGCCCGCCCAGTCCGTAGCGGTTGAAATTGCCGGGTACTTCGGCCGGGCCAGACGGGCCTAGTGCGATGAAAAGACAAAACGGTTGTGCGGTGCTGCGGCTGTGGACGTGCAGGTAGGGCAGGTTCGGGGTGCGTTCGACACTGTAGGGAATGGCCTGCTGTGCCTGTTCCGCCGTTTCGCCCTTGCGTTTCATGCGGCGGCGACGCAGCCGTTCGGCGTTGGTCTTGAACTGCTTGCGCTGCACGGTTCGGTGCGGGGCATCAACTGGCGCCAGTGTGATGTCGGTCATGCGCACGTGATCACGCATGCCCTTGAGCCAGCCGGTACCAAACAGTTGCCGCAGCGAAGCGTCGCTGCCATGCAGGCGCAGCTTTGTCCCGAGCGAACGTGGATTCATGTTGTATCCGGGAAAGCTCACGCCAATGCTGTCCAGCCTTTGTCGCACCAGCGCGAGGTGCAGCCGGTCATACAGCGTGCCCAGCAGTTGTGGCGTGCCGGATTCCGGATCCGGCACAACGGTGAGATCGATGTAGTGCGTGGTCATGGCGTCAGTTCGCTTCGCCGAACACGCCGCCACGGATCAGGGTGGCGATGACGAAATGCCGCTGGTCCACGTCGGGCGTCTTGTCCTTGATGATCCAGCCATCGAGCAGGTTGTAGAAATCGAGCTTCTCTTTCGGCTGGCGGTATGCACGCCCCTGGGTGGTGACCGAACCGTAGGGCTCCACGGCGATGGGGCCATTCTCGGCAGCCTCGGGATACCAGGTGTCGATGGTGCGCAGGGCGTTGCCAATTTTTTGCGAGTGGATGGCGGCCACGCCATCGACGTCGTACAGGGTTTTGCTTTTGTCACCGCGACCGCGGTCGAGAATCAGTTCTTGCGAGGGGAAGACTTCTTGGCCGGCGCCGATGCGTACGAAGGCGGTGATCTGCAGCAGCACGTGTTCGACGCCGGCCAAACCGTTGGCGATGATGTTCGTCAAGCCTGAAAGATCGGCGTTGCTTTTATCGAAGTCACGCAAGCTGAGGGCAAACGCGTCAAACGTCCAGGAATGTTTGGCGCTGCCATTTTCCAGTTGCGCCACGCGTACCTCGACGCTTTCGGCACCCATCCGGTTGCGCCACAGGAAACGCCCGTTGGCGAGGTTGCTGGCGTAGCGTGTGGCCAGTGTGTTGAAGCCGCGGTCGGAAACGTAGCCGGCGACAGTGGCCACCAGCTTCTCGCGATAGGTCGCGTTGTTACAGGCGGAGGGGGTGCCGGTGCCAGCTAGTACGCGCACGGTGAACGTTACCCTCAGCGTATCCGTATCAGCAGGCAAGGCGGCGACATCCACGGTCTGCAGGTTGGGGTTTTCAATGGCGGCGTCGAGCTTGGCCGGGTCTTGGTCTTTGGTCTTGAGGCGGTTGGAAATGGTGCCGCGCACGGATTTTTCGCGCAGCTTCACTGGCTGCCACTGGGCGGTATTGTTGCGGTCGTCCCAATTGCCGGCATGGAACACGGCGTCGGAGGGATCGAGCTTGCGCTCGAAGGCGAGCACGGAAGCGGTTTTCAGAGTGTCATTAGCCATGATGAAATTCCTTTGAGAGAGTTGAAGAGGTTTGAGTCACTTCAGTCGTAGACATAGAAATCGTCGGGCTCGGCCGCCTCGGCCGTGGCGACGGGAACGTAGGTATTGCGGCAACGATAGACGGCGCGATCGAGGTCGGTTTCGGCGTGCCATAGCAAGGCATCGATGCTGTCGAGGCGATGCGGGCTGATCCACTCGCCCATCGAATAGATCGACTCGACGAAGCGGAACGACGTGTCGTCATCGCGAGCGTTCTGCACCTGGCCGGGGTCATACAGATCGGACAGGGCCGTGTAACCGACCGGAATCGGCACGATCCAGCCGGAGCCTTTACCACGATCGGGATCGTGCCAGTGCACGCGTTGGTTGGTGCCGGCCTCGCCGCCTTCCTTTTCGGCGCGATAGTTGAAGCGGGAAAGGTCCAGCAAGGCATCCAGTGCGTTGGCCTCAGGGCGTTTCTTTCGCATGGCCTCCAGGCGCGTGGGCACCAAGTCATCGCGCCCCACCAAGGCGTAACCGGGTAGCCATTGCCGCCGCCACTCACGGAAGTTCTTGGCGCATTCACTGGCATCGTCCGGCAGAACGGCGAGCCATGGCCGGGTAAAGCGTCCGGGAGCGGGTCGTGCTGGCAACATGCTGCCACCAGCCACGCGCATGGTGGCAAGGGTCTGCCAGGCCTTGGCGGCGATCTCGGCCAAAGCCTTGTCGTTGCCTTGAACGAGTAGATACCGTCTTGCAAGTCAAATCATTTTCGAGACCAAGGCAGGGTTATAGGGCTGCTGGTGCTTGAGCACACCGAAGGCGATGTGGACCAGGTGGCGCATCAGGGCGCCCAGCGCTGCGCGCT